ACGGATTAGAGTCCACCTACCCCGAGAAGAAGTCGAAGGACGGGGGTGTTCTTCAGGCCGCCGGGCAAGCCGACTTTTTCACGCGGTCGATATACGTTGACAAGGCCCTGAAGGTCCGGGGCGACTACTCCCCCGAGCGGCACATCGAGGAGAAGCGGATCCTGACCATCAACGTGAACATGGACATGGCCCGGGGGCTGAGAGACTGCGGGGCCATCACGGTCGAGGAAATTAAGCAATTAAGCGGAGAGAACGATGTTGGAACCGATGAAGGACAAGGAGAACCCGTTGGCTTTATCCGAGAAGGAGGAGAGGCCAGTGGAGACGGTCAAGAAGATCGCCAAGAACCTCAAGGAGTTCGAGACGAAGCCGAACACGCCTAACCGCCTGACCACCAGAGAGGAGTTCCTGAAGAAAGCCAACGCCGAGAAGGATCCCAAGAAACGGAAAATCATTTTGGCCGCCCTCCGGGGCCCGATGTTTCAATAATAGGAGAAAAAAATGATCCCAGTTTTGTCTAAAGAACTTTATCCAAGCACGGCACTCACGGCGGCCCAGACGCTAGTTGGCGAATGGGTGGATGTTGACCGCTATACGGAACTCATCGCGTGGCTCAATGTCACCGCCTTTGCCGCCTGGGCTGATGAAACACTAATCGTGACTATTGAGCGGGAGGCGCGAAACACGGCTGGGTACACCACCGTCCTTACGTTCACCACGGTTGCGTCAACGGGTGCCAAGTCGGAGGAAAAGACGGCGGTTTCTCTGATCGGGAGTCGGATTCGGTATCGGATTGTCACGGCCGGGACGTGGGCCGCCAAGAGCGTGACGTTTAACATTGGTCTGATGGCGAAATAGCAGGTTCTGTGGATGCCCTTCGTGCGAAACTCGCTGACCCCGGCTTTTGGAGGGAAAAATGCCAAAAGGCATATACGAACATAAACGTGGATACCAACTAAGCCGGGAAGGGCGTGCGGCCATTGCGACAGCCAAACGCGGGGCCAAAAACCCAAACTGGCGTGGTGGGAGAAAAATAGACCGACAGGGTTACATTCTGGTACTTGCGCCCGAACACCCCAAGGCCAACGCCGAGGGTTATGTTTATGAACATCGTCTGGTCATGGAGGGTTCCCTGGGGAGGATGTTATGCCCCGTTGAGGTCGTCCACCATATTAACGGGAAACACGACGACAACCGAGAAGCGAATCTAGTTCTCTGTAACAATCGGTCATGTCATCAAGACGTTCATCGCGGTGATGTTTATTTGCCGTGTTAAACGATGTCCTGCGGTACAAGTTATCAGACGTTGGTTGGTGGCGCGAACGATGTCTGCATGATTTATTTTTCCTTTGCAGACTCGTTTTGTCCACGCTGGACGACCCGACACCTGGATATAAGCACCTCTATCCGCCTACACACAAGCGACTCTGCGACTTCATAACGAAGTACGCCCTGCCGGGGAACATTCTCCTCATCCTACTCCCCCGCGGATGGGTCAAGAGTTATCTCATCACCGTCGGGTGGATGATTCAACGGTTGCTACAGAACTTGGTCCTGGGCCGCCAAGAACAGTACATCATCAATAACGCGACCCTCCCGAACAGTTTGGAGTTCCTGTCGAAGATTCAGTACAACCTCGAGTACAACGACCTGTTGCGGAAGGTGTTTTCGGATGTCATCCCGGCGAATCCGGCGACGGAGGCTCGGCGATGGACGCAGAGCGAGATAGACCTCGGCGGGACGAAGATAGAAACGGGGTCGGCTGAAGGCAACCTCGTTTCCCGGCACTACTCGGGGGGCCTCATCAACGACGACTTGGTGAACCGCGAGAACTCGGCCACCTCGGACCAGATTTTCAAGGTCAAGGACTTCTGGCGGCTGGGTCAGTCGCTGAAGATGCCGAAGTCGATAGAGTTTATCCCCGGTACGCGGTGGGCGTATGACGACCTCTACGGCGACTTAATGGAGCGGTTCCTCTTTGTGGGACTCGATGACAAGGCCAAAGAAGCCGTCTTCAAGAAGTACCAGACCGAACCGTATTTTGAGTGGCACACTGGGAAGTGGCATCTCTTCCACGCATCCTGCTGGGCCGACCCGGTGAACGAGAAGGGATCGACGTTCCCGACCCTGTTCTCCGAGAAGAAGATTCACGAGATCAAGGAGGAGCAGGGGGAACGGTTCGGGGGTCAGTATCTGAACGACCCGTTGGCCCTGAGTTCAACCAAGTTCAAGTTGAACTGGCTCAAAACCTGGAACACCCTGCCCCCGCAACGGGCGACCTATCTACTGCTTGACTTTGCGGGGACGGAAAACAAGGACAACGACGAATCCGGCATGGTGGTATGGGACGCCGGGGTAGACAAGCGCCTCTACTGTCGGTATGCGGCCCGGAAGCGATATTCGGACCACCAGACGATAGAGTGGCTTATCGAAACGGCCCTGGCGTTCCAGCCCGGGCTAATCGGGATCGAGTCCCATAAATTCGGGCTTGTTCGGGACTTGCTCCCGTTCATCCTGGGCCAGATGGTCAGGATGGGGAAGGTTCCGAAGCCGCTTCTGGAGTACGCCCAGCGGATCCCGTATCGGCTAACGGAGTTGAAACACCACTCTCGCCCGAAGGAACTTCGGATCGGGAATATGTCGGGCTGGTGGGAGAAGGGCCTGATGCTGTTGGCCCCGAACGGGATGGCCGACTTCAGGGATGAGCTCATGCGGTTCATGCCCGGCAAGGAACAGCGGCGGGACAACATCATCGACGCGGCGGCGTACATCTTGGACGTGATGGTATTCCCGTCGGTGACTGATCCGCCGAAGATTATGGTGGTTCCCGACCACTTAAAGAAGACAGACGAAGAACGAGAGCGCGATTTCTGGACGAAGATGCCAGAGATTGTCCGTGCCGGACAACTATCGCTCTCGGAAGATGTCGAACATTTGTTTTAGGAGGGGGAGATGGCTCAAAGATACTTTATGAACGACGACTACGTTTTTGAAGGAGACGTGAACTTTCGGGGTAGCATTTCCGGCTTTTTCATGGGTACGGGTAAGGTGACGACCGGAGCGGCCGTCCCGACCGAGGGGGCCTACGACTACCGGCATATCGTGTGGAATACGGCCCCGCTCGCCGCGGCCCCCATCGGCTGGGTCTGCGTCTCGCGGGTTGACTCCACGGTAAAGACCAAGGCCGTCGCCACCAACGTCAACCTTGACGTGGTTGCCTCGGCCGGGATGACGGCTGGGGATATTGTCGGCGTCTTGCTCCAGGTCGTTGACGGAGAGGGTGCCCCGACCGGGCCCACGGCTTGGCACTGGACGACTATCGACAGCGTGACCGATGCCGACACCATCGTTCTTACGGATGCAATCCCGGCCCTGCGGCAGTCCGCGGTCGGGTCTTATGTCTTCACAATGCTCTGGAAGGCCCTGCCGTCAATCGCGGCATAAGGAGATAGCATGACTGAATACATTGTAATCGCCGTTATCGCCCTATATGTCATCAGCGAGGTTTTCAACCGCCGAGAGCGGGGCAAGCTCCTCAATCGACTCATGGCCCGCGACTTTCCTCAGTTCAATTATTACGAGACCAAGTTCAAGAAGGACGTTAAGGAAGTCGAGGCCGTCCGGGAGGAGACTCGGGAGGAGCGGAAAGAGGTCAAGAAGGAAGTCGAGGACGAGGGCGACGAAGACCTCTTCTAAAAGGGTAGGCCATGAATCTCAGACAGATAGAAACCAATATTGTTGACGGGAAGAAGCTCGGCCAGGAGGAAGAGGAATACCTAGTCGATAAGCTGAACTCGTGTTGGGACGAGCATCCCGACGTGACCATGCGTTTCCCCCGCTGGAAGAAGATTCTGGCCTGGGTCGCCGGCTATCAGTATTACGACTACAACACTGGATCCAAAACCCTCAAACCCGTCCAGATCAAACGGAAACGGAAACTCGTCTTCAATCGGATGCGGTCATTCGCCCGGACGATGCTGGCGAAGCTGACGCAGACCACGGCCAACCTCGGGGTCATCCCGAACACGGATGAGTACGACGACCTTCAGGCCGCTGATGTGGGCGACAAGGTTGTGGAGTTCTTGTCGGACAAACTTCATTTTCACACCCTCCGGCGGGCGTTCACGTCATGGTTCATTCTGACAAACCGGGCCTACCTACGGGTCTTTTGGAATTCAGAAGACTCTGGCATTGTGTCCCGGCAGCCGGAACCCGTAATGGACGATGCCAACCAACCCGTCGGGGAACGATTTACTACCACAACCGAACCCGGGGACGTGGGGATGGAGGTGTTGTCGCCCTTTAACTGTCGGGTCGATCCGCTGCACTTCGACCGGAAGAAATGGCGGTGGTTCATGTACGGCGAAGAGGTCGAGGCCGATGCGCTGGAAGAGGAATACGGGCTGGAAGAGGGTTCTCTCAACGAGAAGTCGAACGTCCACGACACGATGCTCTCTCTGGACAACTCTGGGGACGAGGACTTCCAATTCAGTCAGTCCAGCGACAACGAGAAGATCACCGGTAGACTTGTCATCAAAAAGCACTTCTGGACGCCGAAAGCGTACATCATATCCTCGTGCGACAAGGTTCTTGAGAGCCGCGAGAACACTTACGAGGAAATCCCGGTCTTCTTCTACGAGGATCGGCTTGTCCCCATCAACCACTACGAGAAAGGCGTTGTCTACAACGACGGGGCCCTGAAGGACTTGGTTCCCGTCCAGCGGGCGTACAACCGCCATAAATCCATCGTGTCCCAGGCCGAACAGCGGGCGAGTCAGATTCGCATACTCGGGGCCTTTGATGGCGTTTCAAATAAGGAGCATTTCCTCGACGATTCGGGGATGGTACTTATCGACTGCAACATGAACGCCGGCCCGGCCCCTCAGCAAATGCGGATGGACACGATGCCGCCCTGGGTCATCCAGAACGGAACGGAGCTGGAGCGCGAGTTCGAGATGGTCGCTGGTGTCCACGAGGCTTCTTTCGGACGGCTCCCGAACCGCGCCAGCCACGCCTCGGGGGCGTTAGTCAACGTCCTCTTGGAGCAGGACGACCAGGTTCTTGACCCGATGATTGTGGACATGGATGCCGTGTTCTCGGATGCCTGGAGTCTGGCCCTGCGGATGGTGCAGGAGAAGTACACCGTGGGACGGCTCATCAAGGTCTGCGGAAAGAACAGCATCGAGGGGGCCATCAAGTTCCGGGGGTCGGACCTCCGGGGCAACACGGATGTCAAGGTCAGTTCCCAGACGGGACTCCCCCGTTCACGCGCACTCCGCGTTGACTACATTATGAAAATATTTGAAGCCGGACTTTTGACCGACCCGAAGACGGTGCTGGAGCTCATCGAGCTCGGTGAGGCGAAGAAGGTCTTTTCCGATGCCCTGCTCCACGAGAAGCGGGCGATGCGCGAGAACGCGCTTATTGAGAAAGACCAAAATATCGACCCCGCCTCTACGGTGGCGTGGATTTACGACCTGGACGATAACCTGGCCCACCTGAAGTATCACCTTCGGGACAGGCTCAGTCCGAAATTCGACCACTATACGCCTAATCAGCAACAGGCGTTAGACGGACATATCAAGGCGACGGTGGCTAAACTACAGCCTCCCGCCCCTGCCGCGGGCCCCGGTGGCCCGGCGGCGCCCCAACCAACCGCGACGCCCGCGCCGACCCCGTAAGGGATAATCGGCAAAACGGCAACTGCGGCGTTTCAGGAGTATTTTTATGCCTACAAGTTTAACAGACTTCGACCCGGAAGATACGGGCGAAGTGACGGTGGACAAAGACCCCGCCGAAGACATCACCCTCGATGATCTCGGAGCGGACAAGGAACTAAACACTCCCCCCGAAGCCGAAAAAGACCAGACCGAGGATGAGCCCGAGGAGGACAAGCCGGAGGAAGCCGAGGTAGCGAAGGAAGAGAAACCTGGGGCCGAACAGGCGGCCGCCAAGACAAAAGCAGAAAAGACTACAGAAGAAGTCCTGAAATATCTGGGCATGGACTCTCCCCTGAAGATTAAGGGCAAGGAGTACAAACTTTCCGATTTCGGAAAGGAAGACCTCCTGGCCTTTGTTCAAAAGGGTGCGAGGATGACCCAGGTTGGGACCGAACTCTCGAAGAGAGAGCAAGCGGTCGCGGATCGAGAACGAGTGGCGGAATCGAATGTTTTACAGGTCACGCGACTTCGGGAGCAGTACCAACCGGCCGCGGCGACGAGGGTGGAGGCAACTCCTCCCCCGGAACTCCAGCCGAGCGAGTACGACACCGAGGACGTAAAGGCCGTGAAGCAGGCCGCCCTGACGATGTGGAAAGAGAACCAGTCGCAGGCTCAACGCTTGAACGCCATCGAAGGCGGGATCCAGAGTCAGCAAACGGAATCGAGGACGCGGGAGTTCCTTGACGATCTTACGTCGCACAAGACAGACTTCCCGTTGGCGAGTACCGAAGAGGTAATCGCCGTTCACGCACTCCGACCTGACATCCCGTTGGCCGATTTGGTGCGGCGCAGTCACGCGATTTACGGTTCCATCGAACACATCAGAGAGGTCTTCAAGCACGCGCCCGAGGTTCGGAAGGTGGTCGAGGATGAGTTCATCGCGGCCTATCTTGCCCGGAACTCCAAGGCGCGGGTCATTCCCCAG